TGCACGTCACAACCGAGGTGCACGCCTACGCGGGCGAGACCATCAGCGAACGCCAGCACGAGCGCACCTACCAGGGCATCAGCTGGGAGCGTTTCAGTTACAGCACCTGGAATGACGCAGGCAGCTGGTTCGAGCACGGTGCTGGTCAGATCTGGAACCTGGGGGCCACAAGCGACTGGACGACAGGCGACTGGGCGCAAGTGCAGTGGGCTGCTGGCAACAGCGACTGGAACTCCACAGCCAAGTGGGCAACGGCGCTCATTGCCTGGGAACCAACATCACAAACCATTGAGACCGCACATGAATCGTCTTCGTAGACTGCCCCATAGAATGACAACGACTCAGGAGGCCATGGCCTAATGGCAACCCTCGTAACCACAGGTCGAGCCGGGCTCGCGGCTTCGGTTGCCGCACGGCAGATCTTCCTGGGAGTAGGAGCTGGCGATGCCAGCTGGGACTCCAGCGGCACACCACCAGAGAGCATCAGCTCTTCTGCACTGCTCTACCCCTTGGGCTATCGCAAGAGCGCCCAGGTGTCGTTCGTTTCACCGGCCGCCCAGGGCGCCATCGTGCTTCCGAGTGGTCGCTATGACGTGAGCGCGACCCAGACGAACTTCCTCTATTTGAGGTTCACTCTGGATTTTGCCGACATCAGCTCAAGCACCATCCGGGAAACCGGCATCTTTCTTGATACCGACATAGCCGACGGCCTGCCGGTGGGTCAGATGTTCTTCAGCCCGGCTCAGGTGGACGCCGCAGGGACGCTTTACTTGCTAGAGCACGTGGCGGCGATCATTCGCACTCCGGCTACCCGCGAAACATTCGAGTTCGTCCTGACCTTCTGAGGCTGCCATGACCCTTCAGGCTTACTACAACCGCTTTGACGCAGCCGATCGGTACGACGAGCTGCTATTCCGCGCAAGTCGCGGTCTCCAGTCCGCCGAGCTGAACGAGATTCAGTCGGTCCTAAGTGATCGGATGAAGCGCATCTCCGACGTTCTGTTTAAGGACGGCGGCGTGGTGCGTGGTGCATCCGCAACCATCAATCCGCAAACCGGTGCGGTGACGATGGATGCCGGTGCGGTCTACGTGCTGGGCGCGGTGCGTGAGGTGGCTGGTGCCGCCTTAACCATCCCCACTACCGGCAGCCTGCTGATCGGGGTGCGCGTGGTCACCACCACGATCACCGAGCTGGAAGATCCCGACCTGCGTGATCCGGCAGTTGGCACTCGCAACTTTCAGGAGGCTGGGGCAGGGCGTACCCGCCGCATCGTCACCTGGGGCTGGTCTGGTGATGGCGGCGCTGGCGAGTTCTTCTCCGTCTACGCCGTGCTCGACGGCGTGCTGGTAAGCCAGGCGATCCCGCCCGAGCTGGACGGCGTCAAGCAGCTGCTGGCCCGTTACGACTACGACGCGAACGGCAGCTACACCGTGCGTGGCCTGCGCGCCATTGCGCTGGGCAAGGACAACAGCCTGACGAACTACACCTTCAGCGTGACTGACGGTGTGGCCAACGTGATGGGCACCAAGATCGACAAGCCAACGGCAACCCCGCAGGCTTTCCCGATTAACCCCGACCTGCAGCAGATCAACAACGAGCCCAAAGCGAGTCAGTCTGCAAGCGCACAAACGCTGACCCTGAACCGCAAGCCGCTCAACGACATCCTGGACGTGGTGATCACGGCCCAGAAGACCGTGACCCTGACTCACGGATCGTTTAGCGGCGCGCTGGACCTGCTGCCCGACACCGCTGTGCTGCTGATTGTGTCGGTGACGCAAGGCGCGACCACCTTTGTCGCCGGCACCAGCTACAACCTGACCGCCGATCAGGTGGACTGGACCCCCGCTGGCCCTGAACCTGCACCTGGCAGCACCTACTCGGTGACTTACCAGTATCTCACCTCTGTTGAACCAACCAACATCAACCCGGACGCTGGCACCTTCCAGATCACTGGCGCTGTCGCCGGCAGCCTGGTGCTAATTGACTATCGCTGGAAGATGCCGCGTTACGACGTGCTGGCGCTCGACAGCAGCGGTCTGTTCAACCTGATCAAAGGCACCTCCTCGGCCTTTAACCCGATTCCCCCTGCGGTGCCGACCACACAGCTAAAGCTGTGCGAGATCTACTTGGACTGGTACACCACCAGCATCCCGGTGGTGAACAACAACGGCACCCGTGTGGTGTCTATGGCCGAGCAACAGCAGGTCAAGGACTCGATTGTGGAGCTCTACTCCCTGATCGCTGACGAGCGCCTGCTGCGTGACATTAGCTCCCGCGAACCCACCGCAAAATACGGCGTCTTCACCGACCCCCTGTTCGACAACGACCTGCGCGATGCCGGCGTTGAGCAGGATGCCGTGATCGTGCGCAACGAGCTGCGGCTGGCTGTGCCCGGCTCTGTGGTGCCTGCTCCCCAGCAGAACACCACCACGCACCTGCTGCCCTATACCGAGGGCAGCGTGATCGCGCAGGATCTGCGGACCGGCTCCATGCAGATCAACCCCTACGGGAACTTCGATCCCGTGCCTGCCCGCGTGGTACTCACCCCTGCGGTTGATCTCTGGTCTGAGACCGACGATCAAACCCAGCTCGACACCAACCGCCTCACCACCTTCAGCAGCCTCGGCCTAATCCAGCGCACCACCACGAACACGGTCACCACCCTGGTGCAAAACGAGACTCGCGCAATCGAGTTTCTGCGTCAGCGCAGCGTGTCGTTCACCGTGTCTGGCTTCGACGCCAACGAGGTGCTGACTCAGCTGATTTTCGACGGTCGCAACATCACCCCCAACCCTGCGCTGGTTGCCAGCGCCCAGGGCACGTTGACCGGCACGTTCACCGTGCCCGCCAACGTGCCAATCGGCACCAAGCTGGTGCGCTTCGTGGGCAGTCAGGGCAACTTCGGCAACGCCACCTACACCGGCGAGGGCACTCTCACCATCCGCCGCTGGCAGTCCACCACCACGATCACGACCGAGTTCTACGACCCTCTTGCTCAGAGCTTCGTGCTGGAGCAGGGTCGTCACATCACGGGCGTGGATCTTAAGTTCGCCACCATCGGCAACGCAGCGAACCCCGTGCTGGTGCAGCTGCGCGAGGGCGACAACGGCTTCCCAAGCCGCAACGTGGTCGCAGACGCACAGATTCCTGTCTCGTCGATGACGACCGCCAACACCTACGTGCGGGCCAACTTCCATACCCCGATCTGGCTGGAGCCGGGCGAAGAGTATTTCATCGTCATCCTGACCGACGATGGCCAGCACGCTGTGCGCGTGGCCGAGCTGGGTCGTCTTGACCCGATCGCCAACCGCACGGTGACCGCTCAGCCCTACACCGTGGGCGTGCTGCTCAGCAGCTCTAACGGCAGCACCTGGACCCCACACCAGGACAAGGATCTGACCTTCCGCCTGATAGGTGCCGACTTCAGCGACACCACCACCACCATTGGCATGGGTTCGATCGTGGTGTCGGGTTGCACAGACCTGCTGATCAACTGCCCGGTCGAGCTACCCACCGACAACACCCAACTGCGCTACGTGGTGACCCGCTCCAACAGCGAAGTGTTCAACCTGGCCCCCGGCCAGCTGCTGCGCTTCGACGTTGCGATCAGCGACACCCTTCAGATTCAGGCTGTGCTGACAGGCACCAGCACGCAGAGCCCTGTGCTCAGCCCTGGCACCCTGGTGGTGGTGGGTGCGCTTGACACCGCCGGCTTCTACCAGAGCCGCGAGTTCCAACTCAGCGCAGGTGGCAGCACCATGCGCGTGGTGTATGAGGCCAACATCACCGGCAGCGCCACGGTCGTGCCGCAGTATTTCAACAACGGATTCCAGAGCCTTACCCTCACCAAGACCACACCGGTCGGCGATGGCTGGAACGAGTACGTCTTCTCGGCAACCGGCATTACCGGCCTGACGGCTTCGAAGGTGAAGCTCAATCTGACCGGCACCCCTGGCCACCGGCCTCGGGTCCGCAACATCCGCGCCGTGATGGTGTAACGCTATGCCTACAAACCAAACGACAACGGGACGGGCCTACCCGCTCCCCTATCCGTCAAACCTTCTGGCGGATGACGTTCAGCGGTTGCGTGATGCGCTGCAGGCGATTGACACGGACGTGGTGGCTCGCCCCACCACGGCGGCGACCCAGACCCTGATCGACAACGCCATCACCGCCCTGGTGAACGGCAGCCCTGCTGCGCTCAACACGCTGCAGGAGCTGGCCGCTGCCCTTGGCAACGATCAGAACTTTGCAACCACGGTCACCAACGCCCTCACAGCTCGTTTGCAGCTTGATGGTGGCACAATGACCGGTCCCATCACCCTGGCGGGTGATCCCACCCAGGCGCTCCACGCTGCGCCCAAGCAGTACGTGGACGCGCAGGTAGCAACCAAGGCCAGCATCGGTCTGGCCATCGCCCTCGGATGACTCACCATGGCTGAAACCTTCAATCGCAACAGCGTCAAGCTAACCACCACCGCTGCGACCGACGCCTACCAGGCGCCGAACGTCGCCAACACCGACCGCGCCATTGTGCTGAGCTGCATGGTGGCCAATGTCGATGGCAGCAACGCTGCAGACGTAACGGTGGCGATCACCGACGCAAGCAACACTGAGATCGCTAAGGTCGCTAACACCATCAGCGTGCCTGCTGATGCGTCACTGGAGATCGTGGCGAACAAGCTGGTGCTGAAGCGCGGCGAGAAGCTGCGTGTGACAGCATCTGTAGCAAACCGTCTTGACGTAACCGTAAGCGCATTGGAGATCGCCTGATGGGCATCGCCAGCCAACTTCTAGGGGGCCGGATCGGCAATTCGAGCGGCGTCTTTGGAGGCGTCTGGCAGATTGGATTGTCTCCCCTTGCAATTCCAAGTGCTATGTTTGCCACGGGTGGATCTATCACCACGGCAGGCGGCTATCGCATTCACACGTTCACATCCACTCAACAACTAGAAGTCAGCTCTGGTGGCTTTGTTGAGTATCTGATCGTCGGCGGCGGCGGCGGCGGTGGTGCTGGCACTACCAACGTGTCAGCCGGCGGCGGCGCTGGCGGATTTCGAACTAACTGCGGCGTCAGCGGCAGCAACTTGACTGCAGAAGATCCGCTGTATGTTGCCCCCGGCACTTACACCATCACGGTAGGCCTAGGCGGAGAAAGAGGACAAAACGGCCTTGACTCATCTGCTTTTGGCATTGTCTCGATGGGTGGCGGCAAGGGCGATAATGAGGGCGGCCCAGGTGGTAGCAATGGCGGCAGTGGTGGCGGCGGCACTTACACAAATAAGCCTGGCGGCACTGGTGTATTGGGACAAGGGTTTGAGGGAGGCATAGGTGGTACGAGTGGTAATCAGCACCCCTCTGGCGGCGGCGGCGGCGCAGGTAGCGCAGGCTCTCCTGGCGGTGCAGGTGTAAGCAGCCTTATGCACCCTGGCTCCGGTGGCATCGGCTTGCCGTCAAGCATTTCTGGCTCGGTGCAGTATTACGGCGGTGGCGGCGGC